GAATACAAAGCGGCGGCCCTTTACTTTGGGCAGTCTCCTAGGCCTTCTACTCTTATGATTGGCAGATGGATTAGAACCGCAACCGCCGGTCAAGTTTTAGGCGGCGGGCTAAGTGCAGCAGAGCAGTTAATAAGCGCGTGGACGACAATCAGCACCGGATCTTTTCGCGTAACCATTGACGGGGTTATTAAGACATTAACCGGCCTGAACTTCTCAGCTCAAACCAACCTTAATGGCGTTGCTTCGGTAATTAATGCCGCATTAACCGGCGGCGTTTGTGCATGGGATGGCTCGCGATTTTCGATTGTAAGTAGCACGACTGGCGCACTTTCTACGGTAACACATGCGGTCCCAGCAGGGTCCGGCTTTGATATATCAGCACAACTAAAACTAACAGTAGCATTGGCATTGCCGGAGGTTCCTGGTTATGCAGCGGAAACACCAGCGCAAGCCGCAGCCGCTTTAGCTAATGCGTCTGGCGCTTGGTATGGTTTAGTTTTTGCAGCTTCCACCATGCCGACAGATGATCAGCTAGTTGCTGTAGGCGAGTTCATCGAAGGCGCAAGCATTAGCCGGTTGCTTGGAGCAACAGAAACCAACGCTAATGTGCTTGTTGAAGCTTACACAACCGATCTTGCCAGCCGATTCAAAGTTCTTGGATACAAACGGACCTTTGTCCAATATAGCGCTAACGCTTACGCTGCATCGTCTTACTTTGGGCGCGCATTTAGCGTTAATTTCTCGGCGAACAAGTCAACTATAACCATGATGTACAAACAACAGCCTGGAGTTGTTGCAGAGCTGTTAACTGAAACGCAAGCCCAGGTTTTAAAAGCCAAGCGCTGCAATGTTTTCGTTCAGTACCAAAACGACACGGCTATTATTCAGTACGGGACCATGGCTGGCCCTGCATATTTTGATGAAATGCACGGCTTGGACTGGTTCGTAGATGCTTTGCAGAATGCAGAATATAACCTCCTTTATCAAAGCAAAACTAAGATCCCACAAACTGATTCTGGACAAAATCAGCTTGTCAATGTTGCCGCCGCCGCATGTGAAGAGGCCGTAAATAATGGGCTGGTAGCGCCAGGCACTTGGAACGCTGACGGGTTCGGGCAGCTTTCCAGGGGTGATTACTTGGGGTCTGGGTATTATGTTTATACGCCGCCGGTCGCTTTACAAAACCAAGCAATTAGAGAGCAGCGAGTGGCGCCCCCTCTTCAAATCGCTTTAAAATTTGCTGGCGCTTTCCAAGAGCTGGACACAATCATTGACGTTAATCGATAGGAGATAAAAGAATGTCTACGTATTCATTTTTAAATATTGTCGCGGCAATTAATGGCCCAGGTGGTTCGATCAACCTAGGCATGGGCGCCGCTTTGGCGGAAGAGGGGATTTCAGTTGAAGCCACTGGTGATAAAAGCGCTATGACGATTGGTACCGGCGGGGAGGGAATGCACTCTCTATTTGCTGATAATTCTGGAACTATTACTGTGAGGATGCTTAAAACTTCCCCTGTTAATGCTCAGCTCCAGAATATGTATAATTTCCAAACGCAGTCAAGCGCAACGCACGGGCGCAATACCATTACCATTCGTGACGCCGCCCGCGGTGATAGCATTACAGCGACAGAGGTCGCATTTAAAAAGCGCGCTCCTCTTTCGTATGCAAAAGAAGGTGGAATGAATGAATGGATTTTTGATGCGATTAAGATCACCCAAATTTTGGGCGTTGGCACTCCTGAAATTTAACGATTGGTGAGAGCATGGAACACGAAGTCGAAGGTCGGATCTATAAAATATCAACCATTAACGCAGTGCAGCAATTCCATATAACAAGAAGGCTAGCGCCAGTCATCGGAAAGTTTAGCGCCCTGCGAGGCAATCCACGGGATTTATCGAAAGATCCTGAAAAGATTTTGCAAGCAATCGGCATTGTTGCTGATGCCTTGGCAAGGCTGTCTGATTTTGATGCTGACTATTGTCTTTTTGGGTTGCTAAAGAGCGTCACAAGAAAGCAGAGCAACGGGCTTGGCTGGGCGCCAATAACGACCGAAAGCAGCCTAATGTTTGACGACATAACAATGCCAACGATGTTAAAACTCGCGTGGTTTTCTATGCAGTTGAATTTTGCAAGTTTTTTAGACGCTCTCCCCTCGGCTTTGCCAGAAGACAACCAGAAACCAAACGCTTAGTCGAGTGGGTTGCTCTTCCTGATGGGGAGGATTGGCTACTAAGGCCCGTGATGCGCGGGCTGTGCAAATATGAGAGCTTGCTTGACTGTACGTTGAGCCTTGCGGATATTGCTTTAATGAATGACGCTTTAGATGTTCAGGAAGAGAACGAGGCACGATACCAGGAGGCCAACAAGTGAGCGCGGAAGTAATCAAGGATTTTCTCGTCGGCCTCGGGTTTAAGGTTGACGATCAAGGGCTGGCAAAATTTTCAAGCGGAATATCTAAGGCTACAGTAACGGTTGGAGCGATCGGCGCAGCCGTAGCGGCGGCAGCTGGCTATGTCACTCATTTTGTCAATGGCGTGGCAAATGCATTTGATGATATCCAAGACGTTGCTGAAAGAACTAATACAGCAGCCGACGCGGTTGCTCGCCTTGGCTACGTTGCAGAGCTTACAGATTCAACAATGCAGGCGGCCAGCGCTTCGCTGGAGGGCGTCGGCCAAGCGGCAGGCTTGGCGATGCTGGGAGTAGGCAGGGCCAAGGTTATATTTGAAAAGATTGGCGTGTCGGTGGCAGATCAGAACGGAAAGCTGAAAGACACCTCTGTTTTGATGGCAGATATAGGACAAGCCATCAAGGGGATGGAGAAGGGCCAGCAATTGGCGATCCTTGGAAAGCTCGGAATTGATCCGACTATGATTAAAGCCTTGACCACGGATATTTCCGGCCTGCAAGCAGAGTTTGATTCTCTATATAAAAACGCGGGCATTAATGTTAATGATGCAGCAGCAAAGTCTAGCGACTTTGTAGACACCATGAAGCGGATGAAAATGACACTTGATACAGTGCGAAAAGCTGTAGGCATCAAATTCATGGATCGCGTAGGGAAGGGTCTTGAGTCCTTTAGAAAATTTATTGTTGAGAATATGCCGCGCATCATTCAAACGATAACGCCGGTGGTTGATGTTGTTCTTAGGCTTGCTGATGTTTTTTTAAAGGTGGCATCAAGGATAGGCCAAGCTCTCGGTCGGGCTTTTGATTTGCTGGGCAAGCTATCAGATGCAACCGGTGGCTGGTCTACAAAGATTATTGCAGCCGCCGCCGCTTGGAAATTTTTAAACCTTTCTTTTTTAGCGACTCCACTTGGGCAGATATTGGCTCTCGTTGCAGCTGTGGCGCTATTGATAGATGATTTTATCGTATGGAAGAACGGCGGAGAAAGTCTAATAGACTGGGGGACGACTTCTGGCAAGGTTATTTTAGGGATTGTGGCAGCGGCTACGGCGCTGACCGCCGCGATTATAATAAACAAAGCGGCAATTGCCGCGTGGACCGCTACCACCACTATTGCAGCAGGAGTAATGAAAGCAGTGCGAACAGCTGTATTGCTGTTCAACATGGCTTTAATGGCGAACCCTTTGGGATTTATTCTTGCTGGTATTGTTGCCGCTGGCGCGCTACTAGGCTATGTCATTTATGGAATAATTCAAAAGTGGGACGTATTAAAAGCCTATTTTCTTTCATTATTCCAATGGTTAGAGAAGAAATTCAATGCGGCCACGGAATGGATGGCTGATCTAGTCCCTGATTTTGTTAGTGATTTGTTCGGTGGCGATGCTGGAAAACCCGCAGCAAGGTTAACTCCAAGCCCACAAGCAGCCGCAGCGATTGGCGGAAATACAAGCTCAATCAATCAGAAAACGGAAATAATTGTACAAGGCTCTACAAATCCAGAGACAACGGCAAGAGCGGTGGCAGGGCAGCAGAACCGCGTAACCGCAGACATGGCAAGAAATATGAAAGGCGCTGCAAGATGAGTATAACCGTAGTTCCAATCCCTTTATTGATTGCGCCATCTAGAGCGATCGGACCGTTCACCGCACGGCTGACTATTGAGGAAAATGCGACAGATGAGCTAGAGATCTCCCAACATCCGGTGCAGCAGGGCGCAAATACAACAGACAACGCATTTTTAAAGCCAGCCACATTAGATGTAAAGGTTATTTTTGACGACTCCAGCGAACCACTGTCTGAGGTTTACGCGAAGTTGCGGAAGTTGCAAGCCAGCCGCGAACCGTTTCAAGTTGTCACTGGGAAGCGCATTTATAAGAATATGCTGATAAAGTCGTTGTCTCAATCTACAGATAAAGATACTGAA